ACCGGAGGGGCAACGTGGAATGGTCAAAGGTTTGTTCTTACAGATCAGGAAGCTGATGAGAGTGAATAATTAAGTGGTGCTATTTATAATACAGGAAGCGACTTGAATGATATTAGAAAAAACACCCACTGGAAGAAACGGACTCGCCACCGATCTTTTATTTAAAGAGCGTCTTTATTACCGAGAGAATGCTTTTCCAAAGTACGGCCCGCGACCGATTGATATGTGGTATGAGAAGCCTTATTATGGAAAGGTTGATATATATGGCAATCCTGTATACCCCACAGAATATTATTTGAAGCAAATTCCAGGCACAAACTTACATGCTTTAGGTCCGGTTGTCGATGCCTTTTCAGACTTTAAACAATTTTTGCTGCACGGCGCAGCCGCAGACAAGACACAAGTTTTTGACTTTATCGGAAACTTAAAGCCAGTGGGCGCATGGGAAAGTATACACACCCTCTATCATGATTATTTTACCAATGTTGTTTATGATACGTATGTCAATTCTTATATCGATGCCAAAAAAAGAGTTAAAGTAAAAAACTTTAATGATTTTGTAATGTTATTTATGGACTTTTGTTCCTTTGCTCGCACTGAAATGCCCTTTACCAAAACAGCATTTATCACTTCAGGTCTTTGCCCAAATAGTATTAGTGGCTTGACGATAAGCCTAACTAACGAATCTAGTGCCGATGATCGTAAGAAATATACAAGATTTTTATCAAATCCAAATTTTGACGACTACAAGAGGGCCGCTGCGGGCTTTGGGTTTTATATTGATAAGAACTCTCCATGGAGGATGGTAGCTAACTTTGCTTCTAATAAGATGAAAAGTTACATGGTAAAAGATGGCTTGTCCGTCGAAGACAATGGGATTTTCAGCGAAGCTTACATTCGCGCTAGAAAGTATGATTATAGAGGTCTAAAAAAGTATCTTTATCAGTCCTATAGATCCTTTATAGAGGCTAGCCCGAATTTGATTGAGACGACATCATCTAGGTGTGAAAACAAAAAGATCTTTGAAGTCCTCAAGAAAATAGAACCAAGAGAATTAGTCATTGATAGTTTTGAAGAGTTTTCGAAAACCTATGGAGATGAATATTTCCTATTCGTATACCTTCAGATAAGATTAATAGAAAGCGGCAAGCCAATAAGAAAATCTCAATTGAAAAGAATGTATGATGATCTTTTAAACCTTAATAGGTACATTGGCTTAGACGCTGCGATTAATCGTATTGACTACTTTACAAAGCAAACACGCATATATGAGCCCCCAAGGCCCAACGACTCAACACCCTTTCAAATAAAATATTTACCACCAACTCAACTTTCTGGCTTGTCTTTTGTTGGAGAATCTGATATGCTATTGTTGTTAGGACAGACGCAAGCCGCTTACGGCTCGTTCTCAACTTATTAGGAGAGGGATGCTTTTTCAAACATTCGATGATAAAAAAGAATGTATTAGTGTTTTTGTAAGAAACAAGCTTGTAAAGTCTCTTCCTCCGAATCTTACAAGAACGTGGTCCTACGCAGAATATTTAAAAGATCATGATATTCAGTATGCACAATTATATTGCAATGGTCAATCTTTAAATGATGTTTGCCCAAATCATATACAGAAAGAATGGCAAAAGGTTAATGATAGGTTAAAAGCTTTTTATAGAGCTTCGCAAGAAGCAAAATTAGATTTATCAGAACATTGTTTTTTTGACATGGTTCCTTCAGTATTTTTGAGGGACTACGCAGTTGTAAAGAATAAGATTTGCAATTATGTATTCCAAAACTACCAAAAACCGCTAACTTATGATTTCCTATTTGATCTCACTAAAGTTTTAACAGAGATTAAAAATAGAAAACTAAACATTGATGAATCAGAGCTTAATGATCGTCTCGCAGAATATAAAGTGCGAGAGTTTGTAAAAAAGATCAGAAGGACACCAGCTTATATTAATTATAATGCCTTCAAAACAAAGACTGGAAGGTTGTCTACCTTTTCAAATTCATTTCCAATACTAACAATGCACACAAGCTATCGCAAGATAATCAGACCTAGCAACGATTGGCTTGTTGAGTTTGACTTTAACGCCGCAGAACTTCGTGTAATGTTAGGATTGTTGGGCCTACAACAGCCGGCAGAAGATATTCATATGTGGAACATGAAGAACGTCTTTGAGGGCGTTACAGACAGAAAAATAGCCAAAAAGAGTATATTTGCTTGGCTTTATGGCTCAAAGAAAGATAAGAATATTGAAAAGGTGTACAATCGTGACGAAATCAAGCGAAAATATTGGGATGGTCAATACGTAAATACCATTTTTAACCGACAAATAGAGTCTGATGACTTCCATTCCGTAAATTATACAATTCAATCTACGGCAGCAGACTTGTTTTTGAGACAAATGATCAAAGTATGGAAATTATTGGAGGGCAAAAAGTCTTACATTGCTTTTAGCCTACATGACTCTCTGGTAATTGACTTTTCAGAAGAGGATCAGTACATGATTAACGAATTAAAAGAGGCTTTTGCCGACACTTCACTTGGAAAGTTTAAAGTCAGCGCAAGTGCTGGTAAAAACTTTGGTGAGATGAGAAAATTGAATATTTATTAACTATTTATAGAGCTAAAGGAGAAGTGCTCATGAAAATCACCAAAGAGAAACTTAAGACGCTGATTAAAGAAGAATTAGACGCAATGCTGCAGCTGGAGGTCTTTGATACTTCATCTGCTGGAGAGGGCCAAGATCCGGCCTCAACGGGGATTGATAACCTACAAGACTTACGCAAGGAGCTTGTTGACATGTCCAGGGATTTAACTGGAATCACTGCTGCCGAACTTCCTCATGTGCAGGTTGCCCTTGAATTAATTAGGCTAGCAAAAAAAGAACCCATCGAGAACGAAGGCGATCTGAAAGCTCATTTGATGCTAGTTGCTCAAGACTTGGAAGACGCTTCTAAATAGCCCTATAGGTGAATAATGCAGACAATTATAGGTTTGGGGCAAGCCGGCTGTAATATAGCAGACAAGTTTTCCCAATACCCACAATATACGGTTTATAAGATTGATGTTGG